CATTGACTTCCAAGTTTTCATCTGCTCCGCGCTCAAACTAACCTGAGCACCCAAATCTGTACTATCATTCGACTTCTCAGTACCCAAGTGCGCCTTACTGCCCACTTGCTTAATTGCTTTATGCGCTGCCTTTTTCTGCAACGCTTCGGCAATAACATCCTCATTTGCAGTCAACCATGCTGATTTAAGAGGCATACCGCTATACAGCATGTCAACGGTTGCCTGGTCAAGATTATTCAAATCCGGCACAATGTCACCATATTTACCCCTTAGATAGGCATAATCCTTCACAATCTGCTGTTCTGCTTCCTGCCTATTTCTCAGGTGTCTTTCTTGCTCTAACTGCTGTTTATTGGCGTTTAACTCTGCCTGTATCTGCTGAAAAGCAGGGTCCATTTTCAGATATTTGTTAATCTGACTAACAGGAAATCCCTGTTCCTCTAACTCTGCGGCAAGTTTTTCCCTCTGAGCGTCCATGTCTGTCTGCAACTGCCTCTGTTGCTGTTCGCTATTCTTCTGCTCAAAGTCACGCTTCCATTGTTCAAGTTCATCTGCCTTGCGCTTGGCCTCTTGTGCCTCTCTGCGCATTTGAGCAAATGCCCTATTTTGGTCCTGTGTCTGTTTCTGTTTCTGCTGTTCAACGACTTCAGCATCACTCATTTGTTGAGTGTCGGATTCGTTTCCGATATCGGTTTGATCATTAGTGTCAATGTCTGTTTGAGGTGAAACGACTTCCTCTACTTCCGTTTCCAATAATTCTTCTGCCATAATTACACCCCACGTTTACGCTCGCCAGCGATATATTTCACCGTCTTTCCGGCGTGTCCGTTGTCTATTTCCAACCGTCACCCTAATGCGGAACGATGTTATGTAGGCAATAGGAAAAGCAGGTTTTACCCTGCCTTAACTATTTAACGGCGCCGTTGTTTTTGCCGGGGCGTGAACGAAGATCGCCGCCACGGATAACTTTAGTAACATCTGCCTGCCGACTACCAGTATTACCATAGGTAAAAGTACCGCTACACGGCATAGCTTTGTCGAGATTTTTAGCCATGTTTTACACCTCCTTTCCTAAATTTAGGCAATAAAAATAGGGATAGAGTACGGGACAATGCCAAAACTGACACTCTCCTATACCCTATCCCTATCGTTCTCGATTCGAGATAATTATTTAGTTTCCTTATTCTTTGCTCGTGATTTTGCCTTTCTTGCAGCATCTTCACATTTCCTGCAGCAATAATTGTGAGTTTTTGACTTCTTTAAAAATTCTCTTTTACATTTAGGACATACTGACAACTCTCTCAAAATATTTCTTCTTGCTGGAGTGTCATTATCTAACCTATGCTTATAGTGTTTACAACCAATAGACCAATCAGTATTTTGCTTAAATCTATCCTCATAAACACATGCACCGCCATTAATACAATCGGAGCAATTCACATTTTCACCGTCCTCGGTTAGTCTAACTTAATATCCTCAGTCGCACTCAGCATAACAGGTTTACCGCCCTTCATCTTAATAACAATAGTACCCCACGGAGTAGACTTCATTTTGTCGATTACTTTCTTTTCCTTATCGGTTAGCATCATTTACCTCCGGTTATCCGTTATTAACTTACTATACTCATTACCGCCTGTACCTGCTGTTCTGCCGGTAACTGCATAATCTGAATAAATGTATCAGGATTGTTCTCTTTAATCTGATTTAACTTGTCCATAAATTCCATAACTGCGTCCTGTTGCAACTCGCCACTCATAGCCTCTTTATCGCTTTCAAGGTCGTGCGATTGCTGTTGGCGGTTTATTCTCCCTGCTGCTTCATAATAGCAAGTTCTTTTTCATGCTGCTGTTTAGCAAGCATCATGTCCGTACTTTGCTGTAGTTGTTGTTCTTGTATCTGTTTTGCCTGTTCTTCTTGCTGCGCTTGCATTTCCCGTGCCTGCTGTATGTCCTTCTCCATCTGCCCGATAACTTCTTTAAGGTGCGGTACACCGATTTTATCAAGAATTTTCAGTATCAGCATATTTCCAGGAGTAGGTTCAAAACGTCCCTGCCCTGCAAGAGAAACAATAGAATTCATCATTTCCGACTTATTCTTCATAAATCCAACTTCTGCGCTAATCTCAATATCGAAGTCAGGATAAATTAAGTCACCGTTAACATCACGAAGCATAGACAAGCGGTTGAACTGACCGTATTTATTCTCGCCCTTCTCTCCTGTAATTCGAAAAGGTCTATCATCATCACAGAACGCCAAGGCAAACTCGGCAATAGTGCGGTAAAGCGTCTTGTATGAGGTTGACTTATAGGCAGACTTAATGGCTAATTTGTTGCTTGACTGACTTATATATGCCTGCGCCTGATCGCCTGATGTTACCCCAGGTTGATGAACTCCTAGTGAAGCATCGGTTACGCCGGTAATAAGTTGCATCCATTCTTTTAACTGATTAACCCACTGAACTCCGTCAATGTTAGTGCTTAAATCAACTTCCTTGACTTCCTGTGGGTCTTGAACGTATATTATCTCGGAAGTTGGGTCTTTAAGTTTTCTTGCTATTTCCTGTGAACCTGTCATAACTTTCTTTCTTCCCTTTAGGAAGTTTTCTTCATAGGAAAACACTGCTTTCTTAATACTCTCCTGCAAGTCCCAAACATCTTCCATAATAGATATACCCCAACAGCACTTATCGCGCATAATAAAGGGTTGATAGACTATATCCCAGCAGGTAGGTATATAATACTCTGCCTCTGTTTCGGCATCAATAACACGGTAGGAAATATTGCCGTATTCATCAATTCCCTTACGAATCTGCATACCTGCTTCGATAGTCTCAGTCTTATATGTATTACCATCCTCGTCCCTACGATAAAAGAACTTCGGCAGGTGCTTAATTAGTAAATCTCCAGACCACCACAGCTTGCAAATATCTCCATCGTCGTCACGGTAGGTAGTCTCAATGATTGTATATTTACCAAGTCCGGTATCCCTAGAAACTCCGGTAGTGTCGTTAACGGTAGTTATCCTTTGGTCGCCCAATATCTCGTCATACTCGGCATACAATATTGCCTTTTCTTCCAGCATGTCTTTCGTTACATCTTTCCATTTACGAAGAATATACTTTTGCGTACGGTTAACGGGATGATGATAATGCTCCATATCGTCAGCGAAGTTAATTGCCGACTTGTTAGGTATAATATCCTTCGGGTGAGGGTTACTTATCTCAATTTCACCGACATATCCAGCGCGTTTGATATTATTATTCCAGTGAACCTTTTTGAACGTACCGCCTAACTTACTTACTCTGCGCTCGTCCGACATATTCATTTCTTCTAACGAAGGAGAAGAACTTCTTAACACATAACCAACGTAACTTTTCAAAGCATTAACCGGCACTTCATCGGCAGAGGTAACAGGTTTAAAGTCATGATCCGGGATAGTCATATCTATTAACGCTTCAATAATTAGGCGAGGGAAGTTAACAACCGTTCTTGCTTCTTTATCTTGCCTATTGTTGACGTTCTCGAATTCACGATTACCGTTATACATATTTTCCCACGAATCCATAAGGAGATCGTACTTTTTCTTAGCGAAACGGTCAATCTCGAACTGATCTTGCCAGTATTTCAGCAAGTCAAGTGTCTCTTGATCGTATTCTACGGCAGGTGCTACTATTTCTTTCACCTTCTTTTTTAACGCACGAAATGGTTTTTTCCAGTCCACTTAATCACACCCTCAAAAACCTACAATGTGTTCCTGCAACTTCTCGTATTCTTTCTCAAACGCAATGTTGTTTAAAACCGCTGATTGCTCAGATAAAGACATATCATCAGGAAAAACAAATCTCTCATCCTTAGAAATGGGAGGTCTTGACATTACGCAATAGCGTAAACTTTCGTTGCTGTGGCTAACCTCGTGTGGAGTATCTGCCGCATCTTCGGAGTCATTCTTGTCATGTTCGAGTAACGGCAAGCAACGTATCATATTTTTACAGGTATCGAATATCTTTAGTTTAGCGGTAAAAGTAGTCTCGGTTTTTATGCCCTCATCGGTAATAACGTCCTGCTTTTCTTCCCTAACCAACAAATACTCCCTTACCGCTCTCCAACCAGCTTTACGCTCATGCTTTGCTTTGCGTAGATTATTTAGGCCGGCACGATTCATTATCTCCCTACCGCTTGTCCCTGTCTCTTGCCGTCTATTCCATAAATCAGGAGAAGCAACCGTATAACTAATTTTCTCGTCTTTAGGTGTCATGGAGATAATCTTTTTCGCCGCTTGACTAAGCGTTAAGTCAGATTGATACAACTCACGATAAGCATTTAAAATACCTTCCGGCGATACTGCCCACCAATAACATGCGGTCATATCAAGTCCATAGTCCAGGGAACAGAACTTTTTCCACCAAGAAGGTATTTTAAACGGTTTAACTACATGCACATCACGGCGAAACTCTTTAAAGAACTGCCCTTCACCGGCAGTAAACGCCTCTTCCGGCGTTGCTGGATACTCTGCCATATAACTACTAGGCAAGTCCTTTTTAGTCTGCTCATACCACTCCTGAGTACGTCTTGGATCGGTATTCCAGGGTAGGAATATAGGATTAAAAGTATTCTCTCCGATATATGCCTTATCCCATACTTCTTCAAACAGAGTACCTTTTTTAGCTGTAGAAAGTCCTATTAACTTACCACCAGTAGGACGGTTAATGGTAGGATATGCCGCAGACCAAATAGTTCTAGCAAACATCTGAAACGCCCATTCATCCAATATTACGAGGTTAGCAGTGAAAGAACGTCCACTATCAGCACTTGCGTTCATAGCCGTAAATATAGAAGGTTCCTTGCCTTTATGATAGATAGTTATAGATAAAGTAGTTGACTCCCAAACAGGTCCGCTAAAATTATGATTCTTAAGAACCTTCTTCTTTTCTCTTATCATCCAGGGAGGTAAATGCCGTAAAATAAACTCCATACGGCGAATCAATTCTTTAGCATCATCTTCCTTTTTAGACATAGCAACAACTGAATAACCGTCCTTAAAAAAAATCTCGCCACTGGCATAACTGAGAGCAAGCCAAGTTATACCTAATTGGCGAGATTTTAGGATTATATTCAATTTATGCTCTATAATAGAAGAAAGAGCGTTTTTCTGACCATCCCATAAAGAGAATTTAGCGACAAGTCCTTCAATATCCCTATCCTCGATAAAGACATATTTTTCAATGAAGTAGGACACATCTCTGGAGCATTTACGATATTCTAATTCAACTTTTGCTGCCGCTTTTTCCCTTAACTTCTGAGTGGATAGTTTCTTTTTTTCCTTTTGCTGATCGGTCATAAGATCACCTTATTGTTTACGTTTCATCTTTGGTTTATATTTTGTCCAGGCAATAGACCATTGCTTTTACATAGCAGATATAGTCCTGTTGCTAGTTCATCAACAAATGTTTCTTCGTCTGCTTTGCCGTAATTTACATTCCTGTATCTAATAATGCCGTGAACAATCTCATGCCAAAGAGTTTGCTCTTTTGACTGCTCAGAGTAATAATCATCATCAGCAATAGTAATTTCATGTGCATGGTAATCAATTTTTCCGTGACACTTAGAACTATTAACGATGATTGGTTCTTTAGTTAGCAATACATCATAACCATAGCAACCTATCTTTACTTTGCTTAACATATTCATTTACACCGTCCTCGGTTAATTAGATATATATGTATATCGTCGTTGATGTGTTGCGTGTTATCATATTAACCCCCATGCATATACATGAGATAAATACTTTGTTTAGCATTATATAACCACCTTTTGGAAATTGTGAAAATGTGTATGCCGTTAGATGGGGATAGCATAAGGTACGGGTACCCGCCGCTGGAGTCCCGCCAATCCATACCGGGGGTGTTTGACCCCCACCCCCGGTATGGCCAATATCCTGCTGCATACGTGCGGGTGCGTGGATTGAAACTAGCGTATGCGCTCTGTGCGTACAATACAGCGTCCCAGTCCTGCGCCTGCGAAGTGGTGTAGGTACGGTAAAATGTCCACCAGTGCGGGACAAATGGCGTTTTTAGTACCAATCCATACCGGCAACTAATAGAAACCCAGCAACGACGCGGCCTACAGAGTTTCTGCTAGTTGACATAATATTTATTATCGGACCATGTCATGATCCGGGGTAAACTAATCCTCCAACAACTGCTCCAATTCCTCGTCACTCATCCCGACTATTCTCACCTCTACAGGCCCACCATCAGCACCCGTGAGCTCTAGCTTTTGAGTGTCGGACCAGCCGTGGTTTTTGAGGATGAAAATAGCACCGGCCGGATTGCGGGCCGTGAATACCGATTTCTCCGCATATTGCTCTACTCTAAGCTTCGCTTTTTGAATAGTGTCAGAAAATGCTTCTTTTGCTTCATATTCACAAAGTCCTTGCCTAGTCAAATCCAGCGACAAGGCTAATCCCGTAATCGTAAACGGTTCAATCTGAACTCTTTTTCCTGTCTCTTCGTCCGCACCAAAACAACTATTAAAGTATGTATCAATAGCATTTTGCATTTGCTCAGGTGTCGCATATTTCACGGGTCTTCCTGCTGGCATCTTCTTCACCTCATTTTCTTAGCTATTCCTATGTAAGATACAATAATTCGTTATTCTGGCATTTCTACTTCCATCTCGATAAGCGTACTTTTCGCAAAAGCAATTTCGCGTCCATCCTCACGCAGGCAGGGATTACAAGTAAAATAACATTGCAGGTTTTTAAAATCATCGTAGTTTTTAGCGTTTAAATTAACCTGCATGTCCTCGTTACACTTACAACACTTAACGTCTACACGATGCAGTTCTTCCGCCATTTTTAACACCTCCAATACCTTAAACAAAGTTACCAAAATCATTCTTAGAGTAATAAGAGGGGTCTATTGCGTTCAAAACACCTTCTAACCGTTGATACTATTGGTCTAAGAGGTATCTTTGATATGTAGTCTGTAGACTACCTATTGTGGCGTTTCATGTATACTACAGACTACATGTTATAAGTCGGTTGTATCCCAATAACCACAAGGCGTGAGCGACACTTTTTATGTCTTAGATGCCTCTAATTACTCTAAGATAACGCAAACTAACTATTATTGACGCTGTAGGACTTGAACATATCGACTAATGTAGCGTTAATAAACCGGCCCCTAAAAAAGATGTACGGATTTGCAAAATACTGATAACTTTTGCCTACCTTGTTGCGAGCAAAAACTTTTTTACGCACCAACTTATCCATACTTTTAACGACGGTTATCCTGTTAAACCCGGTTATTCGCTCAATATCCGATTGACTGACCGGATTGCCGCCGCCCTTGACCAACATTCCGCTGTTGTAGCTGATATGTCCCATGAGCAACATAACAATAGCTAATTCTGCACCACTTAACCGCTTCCCCTCATCATCCAACATAGTAACAACATTTGCCAGTTCATCCGGGAACACTTTCACAAATTTCTTTTCGGGCTGCCATAAAACGCGATCTTGATCTGACATATCCTCCCGAAAACCGTAGAAGGTATTTGTTATGTCCACGCCTCTACTTTTCAGCCGATTCGCTGTTTTGGCGAACTCCTGCAAAACAATATCCTTGTCAAACACAAATTCACCTTCCTTCCATAGAACGCAAAGAGCATCCGAGAGGGTGCTCCACAATCAGTATATCCCTAATCAAAACAGTAGGTTTGCAGCTAAAAAACAAGCAGGTATAAAAACCCCACACTACCATTTTACCACGGATAAAGTCGGATAACAAGCAAAACTTTCCGTTTTCCTTCTATATAAGCGTTTTCCGGCAATCAGTTCCGGCCGGTATTCGCCTGGCAAAGCTGGCTTGCCACTGGCTAGCATACGTGATATACTATCCTTAAATTTGAGGGGAGGAAACAAAATGAAAAAAAGAGCAACAATAAAATACCGGGAGAAATGGGGAACTCTTTTTCTCCGCATACCAATAGAGCAAAGGGAAGAAATAGACAGAATTGCCGCCACTACTGGCTTGACGGCAACTGAGATAGGCAGAAAAGCCATAGAAAAAACTATTTCAGAATTTCAAAACTCGACGAAAAAGGCAGATACGGGGAGTATTAGCTAGCCACATTAAACGGGCTAGCCATAACAACCGAATATGGCATTATATCGGGTTTTACACTGGCTAGCCATAGTGCTATACTAAGCACATGGAACACAGCAACACGAAAACAGAATACGAGGAGGAAAACATATGACCAAACAACTAAAGCGCAAAATCAAGCAATACACCAAATCCGTAGGGGTAGAAAAAGCGGCAAACCTAAGCAGAACTAAAATAATCGACTTTTGCAACTTCTGCGTATTCCATAGAATAAACTTCTAACTCGACCCGGCGAGTATAAACAACCTTAAGCCGAGAGCGTTCTCCCTACGGGGAGAGGTGGCAAGTAAAATTAAACGGCCACTGAGCCGAAGGGAGATAGAAATTATGAAAATTTTTAACGGCGAGAACATCGACATAACATTAGTAACAGACCTGGGAAACACAGTAATACCAACTAAAACCACGGTCGAAGTGGAAGTGCCAGAAGATGCAATCTTAAACCTAAGGGACGACAGTATGTATGTACAGGAGGAGGGAAGTTGGTACAGTAAGACAGAGTATTGCTTCATTGGCGCAGACATGGAAATATATCTGGAAGCATAGTCGAAACCGCTTCGGCGGTCAGCAGGATTGGCTACCGGCACTGATGAGACAGCCGAAAAGAATAACAAAAACCCCACAGCGCGAACCGGCGAAACCTGCATCAAGCGGGCCAAGGAAAGCGAACACTGGATCCGAAGCGAACGCGACTAGAGGTGCAGAAAAGGGGAGGCATGGCAGTTTAGGTTTGCGTGAGTACCCAGCAGGGAATTGACGTAAATTTAAATTAAAGGAGATTGATAAAATGAAATGTCCAAGATGCGAAAAAACTATAGGAGGTAGAGGAATATTTGATCATGGTTTGATATATTGCTCTACAGAATGTGCCGATGGCGAATGGCGCGAACACAGAGCAGACGAATGGGCAAGGTCGGAGTCAGAAGGAGCATACACGAACTATGAGGATTACATGCAATACGAATTTGGCGCAACGGTAGTTGAAGACACGCCAGAACACAGAGACGAAAATTGGGGTCCTTATGGATGGATGTGAAACCTTTTTAGGTTTTACCTGAGTCCGTGAGATTGAGGTAAAATCTAAAAGGGGGAATTGTTATGCCGAAAGTACACATCATAGAAAGTCAAGTCCGTGATTCTAGTGGAGAGGAACAGAATACACAACCAATCAAAGAAGCACTCATGCGCGAAGCAGTGAAACAATGCGATTGCTACTGCACTGACTTACTTATTTTTTTTGAATACAACTGGGATGCGTTGATGGTAGGAGCAGTAGAAGAGGCAACACTTTACTTCCGTCGCTTAGGTATTGACTGGAAAGAAGAGGCTAAAGATCACAGAAGTAAGGCAAAGCTAAAGCGCAATATAGAGCAAAACACACTTGAACTCACGATTGAAAGCGGAAAATACTAACCTAGCACTCCGCTAGGTTTTACCTCTGCATCCTGTAGGGTGTGGACATAAAATCTAAGGAGGTAGACATTATGACTAATCCGTACAGAAAAATAATGATTGACAGTTTTGTGGAAAGGCAGGTTAAGAACTACATCGAGGAAGGTTGGGACTGCGACAGAATGGATCCAGACTTTAGATTGGCGCACATTCTGGATCCGCTCGCTCGTGAACTGAGCATAACGGACGAAGAGCGCGAATCAGTTATTTCCTTCGCTGAGATATTGCTTGCAGACGAATAGGGACTAACGTCCCTGCTTCGCCAAAGTACCTTTCGAGGGGTATTTTGTTGAGGCAATATAGGAGGCATGATACCATGACATTCTTGTTCCGCAACATCTGGCACGACAGCACCAAGAACGAAATTATTAGTCATATCATTAACAACATACCCGGCAGCGAGTTTAAGATCACCAATAATCCCGACAGTAAAATTAAGAATGTCGGCGCTTATGAGTATGAGAGTAGCGAGGGACCTGACTACCACATCTACAAAATTAAGTAGGAGGGCGATAGAATGACAACAATTATGTTACTAGACGAAAAAGGCGACATTTCCGAACTAGCAACATATTCCCTGCCGGAGAAAGAAGCATTGATCGCTTACCGTCAAAAATTCGAGTTAAAAAACGGCAACACCTGGAACTATCCGCAGGACGATCCAGCAATTCGCGAAATGAGAGGCGGAGAATACTGTTACTTCAAGGGTGACGCTAATATCTTCACCAGGTCGGAGGCGATAAGATGAAACAGGCAACAGGTCTATCCGAATACATAATAACATTTCATAGCAGCATGTTTGGATCATACAAAAACACACGCACCGGCAAACATGGAACATTTACCTACCTATGCAGCAAGGAAGAGGTAATAAGAAAATTCGCTGATAGGGAAAAATATGGCGAATAATAACAGGTCAGCGACTACCTAAAGTCGCAGTTTTACCCCTGTTATCATAGAGGATGGCGGGGCTAAGACTAAAAGGAGGTTTTAAAATGGAACTAGAACAATTCACATGGGACGGTTTTATCGCCAAAAAAGCTGCCGCAGAAATAGAACAACGTCGCAAGATGTCTGAAGAACTTTTACAGAGCGAAAATAGTTTTGCGTACATCGAGGATCTGAGTAGTGGCCAAAACGGTTGGGCATTACTCAAACCTGACCACAACGAGTACTGGCTGGAGTGGTTGTACCGAGTCAACCGGGTAGACTAGCGACATTTAGTCGCAGTTTTACCAAAGTCTCACAAGAGGGCGTTTTGGTAAAATTTAAAGGGGGTTAGATTAATGATAGGTAAAAAGGTAAAAACAATTCCGCATAATAAGTTATCAGATAATTACTTTAATCTGGAAGGTATTGTAGTTAGCTGCCAAGAAGAGCCGGAAATAAAAAGAAGTTTGGAGTACAATAATAATCCAATGCCTACTGGTAGGATCGTAAGGATGTATCAAGTTGAGTTTACCGATCATTTACCACATAGAGAGATGTGTAAAAAATTGTGGTTACTTAGAGACATGTTTAGAGAAAATTAAGGCAGGGACACAAGTCCCTTGCCTAAACTCTCCTGCTGGGGAGTACAGGGAGGGGATTACCACGAAAGGAGGGAGGTTTTAATTATGGGACTAACATTATACGGCAAGATGCACAAGGAATTAATTAATAACGGAATGTTCGATACTCAGGCCAAAAAAGTTATGCGGAAGGTCATGGAAGAACAAAAGGAATTAATTGGTGGCAGATGGCAGGATAGCGCAAGCGACTACCCCGAAGCAACGGTAAATACATTGTGGTTGTCGGTTAAAATGTCAGCGTTAGAATGGATTAACGAAAACGCACCGCAAGCATGGTTTAAGCCAATGTTCGAATAGTCTTTCGTGGTGTCCATCCTCACGGGTGGGCAGTCTGAAGGGTTATGAAGGGAGGAGCTACAATGACAGCTAGCACGCACCACACCACCATACAGGGCAATAAAACGCCAACAGGTACAAATACACCTGAACTAAGCAAATACACTACATTAGTACATTTCCCAGACTTGCAGGTAGGTAAAACCCTTATCTCTGCCGGGGTAGATAGCAAGGAAGTTTGGGGAGTGTCGCCGTTGGATGCCTGTCAGTGGATGGCGGGATATTGTAGGGAGGCAGAGTGGGTGGAGGTGAGAGGATAATGTATTTTGGTTCGGAGAGTTGGGGGAAGTTCGGATGCTCGGGAAGAGTCGTATTACATACTTGCCGCGAATGTTCGCGCTTCAAGTCGATGGCGGCGAGGAAATGCGACAAGCGGAACAATGTTAAGGGCGATACATTTTCTTGTAAGCACTTTTTGTTCCGAGCGGATAAAGGTTTCCGCTAAGTTTCCTTCCTCTGCCCGTTTAGATACGGGCGGGGATAAGGAAATAAAATCATGCCGGGAGAACCGGCGAAGGAGGAAGAAAAATGGAAAGAATAACTAACTGCAAGCACCTCGTAAATGATCGTGAGTGCAATATATCACATCCCTATCAATGCGAGATAACTTTTGGCGTAATATGTTGCTTTACTTGTTCACTTAAAACACAGTGTTTTAGAATTTGTAATACTGTCAAAGAGGTAGTGCAAGGGGAGGTAAAACAATGCAACTAGAGTCTGAATCAGGAGCAATTATTGCTATGTACGGAAGTACGTACACCGACAAACAGGTGTATCAGGATGCAAGAAACTACCTACTGTCGCAAGAGCACCGTAGAGAGAAACTTGAAACAAAACTCGAAGATGAGTATATCTTCGACGAAAAAAGACGGTTGCAGAGAGCAATAGAAAACATCGACACAAGATGTTTTCTAAAAGATAACCTTGATCGCACTATAGAAAAATACAGTCTTGACCGATGGGGTACGGTACATAAAAACCCCGACTGGGATATTTAGAGGAGGAGGGATTTTTATGCTAGAATGCCAAACAGTAGTCCGTATAGGTTCGCCGGCGCGATTAGTACCGTCCTGCGTCTGCGCTATGGACACAGACGATCCGGGGTTTTGCACGGTCCCGGAAATGCGTGGTTGGCTAGGAGGTTGCTGCCCGGAGCTGTGTCCCTGGAGGACGGACGTTCCGATAGAATCATTAGCGCCGGCACAGGCACCGGTAACTCAATACAAACTTACCTGCGGATACCTACCGCAAGAGGAGCAGTGTGACCGTCGCGGACAGTGCGAAGGTTGCGAGTACGCCGAACCAATCACCGCTGCCGATGAGGTCGGGGAATTGCTTTGTCCGAGCATAGAAAAAGCGCAGTCCATTTCGCAGGACTGCGATAAATGCGAGGATGATCATGACGAATATTGGGAGGATTACGACAAAGGTCTTATCTAGAATAGCTACGGGATTTTTAGATTAGGGGGTGGAGTCGTGAAAAGCAAAGCAAGATCTCGCTCAAAGAGACAGATGCGCAAAGGATACCGCCTAGCTTTCAAGAGCGGCGAACCAGGGAGCGTGGCCAAGTTGCGTGGGTGGGAATACAGCGGTCATTATGTTTACCGCAACTCATCGCGGGGCGCGGTTCAATTTGATTAGTTTCCCGCAGTGCGAGCGGGTGCGGGAGAAATTAAGAGGAGGGATTTAGATGATGGAAATAAAAGTGGTGCTATATGACAGAAATTCAAAACACAACAGGGAGGTAACATTACTCCCGTTAACGAATAAATCGAAAGGGCAGCGAAATTATGCTATATTTGAATCAAAGACTGGACTATATCATCAATTAGGGTATCTGTATAGCAGATATGTCCAGACGGAAAAATCACGGAACGCTTTTGGATTTACTGTCAAAGACGCTGTTATCTACACAAAAGAATGTTTACGTGATTAGTCTTTCGTTATCTCCTGCGAGTCAGGGGATGCCGAAGGACTAAAAATAACAGCCGGCAGACCTGGTTAAGGTTAACCGATCGGTTGAAAATGCCATCGGTCATACTGATACTGACAGAGTAGTTCGCCATATACTCCGCATGGACGGTGTGGAGATTCCGGAAGGGAAACGCATGAACGTACAATTTCCCGCTCCTGGTGTTGATGCCCTGCTAGTTGCTCAGTGCCGGGGACCAAGACTTCCGGAAGGAGCAACTGAACTGCCTCCGGGGGCAATACTGGAGTTCTGGTTGGTGGAAGTTGCAGGACCAACGGAGGAAGATTATATGAACGGTTACGGGAGTTAGACATCACCCGATTCACGGCGGTGCCTGGCCAAAGGCCGCCTACCAGGATTAAAATTAGAGGGAGGAATAAAAACATGAGAGATCTACCAACCGACGAGGAATTCATCACCATCGCCACGCAAACCGCACACGCCACTGCCGACAAGGTGGGTTTACAGATTGTCAGGGTATACGCTGCACCCAACGGAACCACCGTCACGTTTGATTTTACCCCGTATGGCGACCTTGTATGTCCCTACTACTCGCTAGATTATCAGCAACATCTCGACAGCATTCACATTGTCGGGATGAACCTGGACGACGATTTGCGCGGGGAAGTTTTCAGCCAGTCCCACTACCTGGCTAGACGCTTAGGTGTAGGGAAATTGAACGTCCTCGATCCTAGTCTGTCAGTAGAGGCATACGCTGTGGAGAGGGGGTTTAGGGAGAATAGGGAGCATAGTGGACCACATTACAAGTGGTATACTTTGGAGGTAAAAAAGTATTAGCCGCCTGCGGGCGGTTTATTTTATTAGAGCATTAAAAAGCAGGGGATCTCTCCCCTGCTACCTCATTAAACCCCTTCTAACCGCCAACTCCCGTCCCTTCTCCAATATCCCCTGCCAACGATTATATGTCGTTTTTATATTCACCTTCAATTCTCTAGCAATTCTCTCCTTCACCGAATTTCCCTTAATATGCTCCCCATACGTCCTTTTTAGTTTAAGCAACAAAAAATCATCGTCGCTTAAACTAGTTACCAATTCCTCAATCACTTTCAACCACGTTTCCGTTACCGCCAACGATGCCAGCGCGATCCCTGCGCTTGCTGTTTTATTACCGACAGTGTTACCGCGTGGCATACCGTCAGCGGGCGGGGGAGAGTTTTCTAATATCCTCTCCCGATCCTGCTCGTACTGTTTTTTTAGTTCGGGGTAGTTGATTAGATAGTTATAGACTATTTGTTTCTCCTGATTGAATGGATCTGCGAGAGGTTTTCTCATTTATGACCTCCAACCACCTTTATTATAGCTGCCCCTACCGCCTGCATCATTAACTTTATTAGCGATTGACCGATAATGGCCATCGGAACCACTGACCAAGGCATAAATCCCATACCCCAAGGCGACAATCCAAGCACGATAAATACAGCACTATCAAGGATACCTCCAACAAAACCAGACCACCAGATGCGCCAATGGACCGGCAATTTAAGTCTTGTGTAAATCTCAGTGTCGGTTGTTTCGCTAACCGCAAAAGCTACTGCCGATGCAAACACCACGGGTAGACAGTTTTTAAGCATGAGGGACATAATCACCGATAGTACCATTGAGATAAATATTAAAACATATGCCCCAAACCTGCCATATTTACATTGCACTAAATCCCTGAGAATAAATGTCGCACCTATCGTAAACGTGCCTAAACTTATCAAAAATGGGCCAATATTTACCGGGGCGAAGGTGCTGCTTAGCCAATTCCCGGCCAATATTGCCGCTACATAAAGAAATACCGTCATGCAATACCCTCCAAATAATCCTTAAAGTTTATTGTATTAACTAAAGCCAGGTCGCGCGGGTGATAGTTAATGTATTTATCTTGCCTCGTATATTTCAATTCCCATTTGCCCGTGTCGGGACTAAATACACTACCAAATACCGATCTGCGCTCTGCCGATGAACTATCAACTGATAAATTAAAACTATATGGTCTTGCCAACTCCGACCACCTTTCGAGCACAGGAATAGTTGTTACGCCGAACAAGTGAATATCAACTATCCCGGCAGATTTTATTAACGGAAACGCCTTCTCT